GACAGTCCTGCAGCTGCTCAGGATTGAACACAGGCCGTCCTGTAGTCAGGAAGGCTTCATCTGGTTCAGCTGGGTATTCCTGTTTGAATAAATCGATGCCGTTCTGCGCTATTTTGCGTCTTCTAAACATCAGCTGTTCGTCATCTAGTTTGTAAGTAGCGACCAGCTCTTCTTCTTCTGGTGTGCGTTCGAAGTTTTCTGGCACTGCTTCCCTGTAGTCGGGGTCAGTGAACCAAGGAATAAACACTGGCACATAGCCGTTTTTGCCTTCGGTTGCACCACGCCATAAATCATAGAAGATGCCTGAAACACCGTTTGCTGTGCTTTCGATAAATATCGCAGTGCCTTTGGTATTAGGTACTGCTTGCGCCAAACCGTTCCAGATTTCTTCTGCTGTGGATTTAGGCCAGAACGCCAGCTCAGATGCGTGTACGTGCGTTAGCGTTTCACCACGCCCAACGCTGTCGCCACCTGCTGTCGCAACGACATAAGAGCTGTCCATAATGTCGAAAGACAGCTCTCGTCTTGATGAGTATTTGGTGTGCGGCCTAAGTATCTCGGGACAGTTTTCATGATACCTCTTTGTCATGTCGAACAGCGCACGTGTACTGTCAGCATGGTGTGTGATCACCATCGCTTTTCGGGCTGTGTTTTGTGAAACGGAAAAGTAAAGATAGCCACCAACATGAGTTGATAGCCCCTGTTGTCTGGCTTTCAGAATAATAACTCTGACCTTGCCTTCAGCAGCAAGCTGCTTTTTGACTGCAGACTGTAGTATTTGTTGCGCTGGATTGAGAACCAGTGGCGCAACCTTGCCTTCTTTGGTTCTGATTTTGAGAGCTGATTTAGCGTAGAACGGAAAGTCAGTGAGCAGTTTCTTGCGCACTGCTTTGAGCTTCTTGTTCATCTTCTTCTATCAGACTGCTGAGGAAGTCTTCAGCTTTGCTAAGCGCAACCTCGCTCTTAGATGCTGGCTTTTGCTTGGTGAAATCCAGGACAAGTCTTGCTGCAGCGACACGCTCTCTATTGTCACCCGGGCAGCGCATCACCTCGACTGCTGTTTCTAAAGCTGCCTTAGCGTACTGGTCCTCAATGTCATATTCTTTTGCCATAATCTCAACTACCTTTTTGGCCTCGGTTTTTACCTTAGCTCTAATTGGTTCTATTTGTTTTTTGCTATATCCATCTGGAACACCTCTGGGTCTGCCAGCGTTCTTGCGTGGCTTTCTCGACCATTGCCGCCTTAATGCACGGCCCTCTTCAGTCTGCATCAGTGTGGCAAAATAGTTATTTTTTGGTGCTTTTTGTGGATGTTTTCCTTGCCCGACTTTGGACGGGCTTTTGGCTCTTGGCTTGCGTGGCTTTGAACCCATTTATAGCCTCTTCAATTTTGTTTAGTACGATTGCTCTGGTCTTCAGACAGTGGATGCAGAATTGCTCTGGTGGGATGCACTTTTTGATGTCATCCAGCACCAGAACCTTTTCATCGTCCGTCAATGAAGACACAGCTAATCGCTCAACGCTTGTGAGTACCCCCACAAGGTCGGTTGCTGATGTCTGCATCAGTTTCTCCTTGATGTTTGTTAAGCTGCGCTGAGTGCGCCTGAGCCTAGTGACAGGATGCCTTTATCTTCATCATCATCCATGCCCATAAGCAGGGCTGTCATGCCAGCTGCACCAACTAATCCTGCAATTGAATGGAAGGTAATGAATTTCCTGATTTCGCTGTTGTTAACCACTTGTCTGATGACAAGAGCTACGTCTGGATATTCCTTCTTCACATATTCTGGATTGCTCATATATTCAGCTACTGCATCAGCCAACAATTCAGCCGAGCTGTGCATATAATCAAGCTGGCGTTTAAACGCAAAAGCACCTAACTGGAAGGTCATGGAATCACCGCCAGACATATTTATAGCTTCTACGTGTTCTGCTATTTGTTCATCAAATTCTAAGTTAGTAAGGTCAGCCAGCTGCTTTGCAGTTCCGACTTGCAATGGTGTCTTTTCACGCATCGCTTGTATATTGTCATCTATCTGTTTCCAGCTATCAGAGCGTCTGTTTCGGCTAAGACTTATCATGTCTGCGTAGAACTTATTTGCTGCCGCTCGCTCTTTTTTTGTAAGATTTTCGTTTGGTCTTATAGACCTAGCCTTTATTCTGTCTAAATGCCCTCGCAAGCCGCTTTGCATTTCTATAGCGTGGCCTAATTCATGCAGAAAGGTGCGCATATATTTTTGTCCATCCATAACGCCAGAAGCAATCCGTGCGCCGAGGTCAACCATGCCAATACTGCGGTCACCACCTGTAAAAATGGGATGCTGATACTGGCCTAGAGTTGTTTTGTCCTTGCCAGATGCCAATGTCACAATAGCGTCAACTAGATGGGGTACAATTCTGGCTATCTGCTCATTCGTAAGAGGCTCACCATTCAGCCCAGCTTGAATTAATGAAGCAGTCTCTCGACCATCAGGGTCAAGCAGTTTGACTGCACCTTTCATAGACTTGTCAGCTAGTTCTAGATAATCTCTAGAGCCAGCGAAAGGATTGGTTCTGTCCTGCATGGCTGTGATGCGTGAAATAAGGTCACGTGCAGTAACGTCAGCATCAGTATCGAAGGTTGCCCCGACTGCTGTGTCTTGGTCTTCGTTTATTCCTTCGGCAGTTCGAAGAAGTGGTCTGGAAGGTTCGCTTCCAGCTCTGCGTCCATCTCCTGTTCTGGATAGGCTATCGCCAGATAAGTCTCTTGTGTCGGAACTACTCCCAGCTCCTTCAGGTGCTGGATTATCTCGTCCTTGTCCTTCCCATGCGGCTCTGTTAATGCCCCCTGCTGCATCGAATATCTCCTGTCTAGCTTGGTCTATTGTTATATCACCTGCGTCATATCTTTTCCAGATATTTGCTATGGTTTCTTGGTTTTTCTTCTGCCCTTTATAGGCTGGTGTGAACAGACCTCTGACAGCTTCCCAAGTGATGGATTGCATCTCTCTTGGCAGCACTCCTGCCTCTGCAGCTGCTTGCCTATATGCTTCAGCATAAAGACCATAAGCACCGACAGCACCAGTGATCGAAGACTTGCCGCCAGCTTTGAAGTTTTCCATCACTTCCTGATGGTTTCCTGAGAAAGGACGCAAGTGACCAGCTGCTACTGCATGAGTATCGATAGTGACATCACCTTGGTCAGACATCGGACTGAGAATATTGTTATAGAAGCTGCGCACCTTGTGCATCATGCCTAGCTGCTCATCGATATTCTCACGTGAGCCGTTTTCGATGATATTGATAGCTTTTTTGATATCGCCAAAACCGTTCCAAGCTGTGCCTGACTTTTCGCCTTTCACAGTCATCTGGAAATCAATCAATTCACCTTCTGGTGTAATGACCCTATGTCCACGCTCTGGATTGTTTATCTCATCCCAGAAACGAATGAAGATAGCCTTCTGATGCGAGTTCATATCCTGAAACTGCATATCCTTAATCTTTTTAAGGTCGAGCTTCAGTATTTTTTGCGGCAATGGGTTCTGCTTTTTAATCATTCGCCTGAACGCTGATGCCATCTTTTTATCGAAGATATCTGTTGGCTTAATCTGATTATAAGCATCAAGAGTTCTGATGCCTAAATCGTAGTTCATGTACCAGTCTTTTTGTGGTGACAGAGCTGCCATCACACCAGCAACCTGATGCAGTGCCAGACCATATTTGTCAGCTGCTTGCTGGCTTAGTCTGTTTGCACCTACATACCATTGTCTTGCTCGTTCACGATATTCCGGGGTTACGCTGTTATACAGGTGCAATAGGTTGTTTTTGATGTGGTCTATGAAGATTTGGTCATCAGTTCTACTGTCACTTTGCTGACGTTCACCTTTTACACCCAGATAGTTCATGACTTTCGGCAGTAATTTACCGACTAAGTCTGAGTTCAATATTGCATCGGAACCAATTTGCAGAGGCTCTCCAGCCAGAGCATCTTCTGTTGCTCTTACTGCTGTTGGCCTTCTGGGAGATATCCGCATCGGGTCATTAGCTGCAAGAATTTGCTTATTATCAAAAGGAATATAAGCATCACCTTGAGTGTCTAGCTCAGCCATGTCCTTAACGAGCAGACCGTCATGACCAGCTTGTTTGGCTTGTTCTATAAGTCCTGAAATTTTATCTCTTGGCAGTATACCAGCTTCTACGTCAGCATCTGACACCATGTCTTCGAGCTGCTGTTGCGAAGTCACAAGTGGGTTTTGCATCTTAATGCGATATGGCGTTACGTTCCCGAAAAACTCTGCAATGGCTTTATTTGCAGTGAAGAAATGTGCGCCATCACTAGCCTTGCTCATATCGAACTGGTCGAACTCGCTTCTAGTGCCGTGATAAGCAACTGTGTCTACAGGGCCAGATGAAAATAGGTCTTCAATGGTTGCGTCAGCTGACGTTTCAAACTTTTTTCCAGATTGCTGCTGCCTCACTCTGTCTAGATACTTGTTAAGGTACTTTGTCACATTGGCTTTATTGTCTGCCAACGCTGCTGCACCGTTCACAATACGCTCAGCTGCTTCGACTGGGTTGCGACCTAAATCCAATGTTAGGTCACGCAAAGCATCCTCAACCAAACTTCTATCGTTTGCACTTATGTCTGGGTCACCAGCTGCCTGTCGCCTGATTGCATCTATTCTTGCTCTATTATCAGCTATGCCCTGTTCTCTGCGCACCAAGTCTAATGGATTGACTTGTGGGGTCTGAGTGCCACCTGACATCTGGTTATTGACAGCGATGCCCTGCTTTCGAACTTCGTCAGCAATTCTGGCAATGACATTCCTAATATTATCTACACGCTGATTAGTGCCTTTAACACTTTTAATCAGTTGTTCAAGCTGTGGCTTGATGTTCTGATGCTCAGGCATTTGTGCCATGCGTTCAGCTATTGCGACTTGCTGTTGTCTATCCAAGCCTGTGCTTTCGAACACTTGACCTACTGGCGAACCCATATTGGTGATTGGTCGGTTAGCTTCGTAGTCCTGACGGTCTAGCTTTTCTTGCGTTTCTTTTGCTGCAGTACGCTCTTGGTTCTGTGCATCTAAAGCTGCTCGAACAGACGGAGATTGTGTTTCACGAATACCAGCATTGTCTCTGTTTTGTCTGATGTAGTTGGCAACATTACTTCGCTTGCCTGTTATGGCATCGATAGCCCGACCACCAACCACTGCGCCAGCTTGGGCTGCAGTGAGAGCTGGGTTTACAGCAAACATACCGCCAGTCAGAGCCAGTTTAGCTGGAGCTTCGATAGCTTTTCTAACAGCGTAACCTTGCCCCAGTTCCAGAGGATTGAGCAGGTCAGTAACACGAGAAACGCCACCTTTCAGCCCTTGATTGTGTAAGGCAGTCAGCTCGTTACCTTCACGCATAAGAGATAGCAGACGCTGACCTTCACTTGTGTTTCCTACAAGCTGATCTACAGCGTTAAACTGTTCTCTTGTAACTGTGCCTTTGGTTTTGTTCTTAGCATTACGTAGACCTGCTTTCGCTAGGTTCTTTAATCGCTTTGTTTCTTCTGTATCTGTCTTTGCATCTGGCTTTAGGCTTTTGCCTAAACTTGTTTCCTCAGTCTTTATTTCTTCAGCAATGCTTACATGAGCATCATCGAGCAAGGCTCGTGCGCCTTTTGTGTCCATTGACTGAGATACATTGCCAGTATTGAAATCATTGTTTTTGGCTGTAGCGTCTAAGCGTCTGGCAAGATTACCAGCTGCTTCCATGTCGTCAGGAGCTGTAAGACCGCCAGCTGTAACAAGCTCTGTGCCGGTTCTGAGACCAGTACCAGCACCAAAACCGCCAACTGCACCAGCTGCTGCTTGGTCTGCTGCTTCTAAAAAATCAAAACCCTTCTCAGTACCAGCTGTTTCAGCTGCGTATTGCAGTGGGTTCTGAATAGCTTCAGTTCCAGATTCTCTTATGCCAGCTCCAACTACACGCTGAGCTACGTTACCTGCGTTTTGACCGAATACACCTTTTGCACCAAAGCGTTCAGCTTGTGAGATACCTAGAGCCGCAATAGATGCGACAGCTAAGTCTTCAGGTGTTGGCTGTGTGCGACCATCATTCTCGGCTCGCTTTTCTGCGATTGGTGACACATAGCTTGCGAAGTAAGCTGGTGATGCAAGTAACGCAGCTGCCATGTCTGGCAAGCTAGTCACTGCCGCCTCACCCATAAATGCAAGGACGTTCTGTGGTGTAGGGTTTGATTTTACTTCGTTCCACGGTGTTAGTGGCTGGTAGTTTAGTGCTTCTCTGTTCTTTGCTAGATAGTCAGCTGCGTTCTCAAATTCTTTGCCTGTGAAACCGAGTGGATTGACGTTGCCAGCTGGAAGGTTTTTTTCATCCATCATCCGCATATTTTTGAGGTCGCTGAGCTGAAAGCCGTCATCGCCTAGCGGCAGATATAAACGTGGGTTCTCATAACCAGTCAGTGCTTTGTTCACTGTAGGCATGAAGTCAGTGATGCCCTCGCCCATAGCGTAGACCCTGTCCATCATACCTTTGCCCAATGTTCCTAAAACACTAGGCTGTTCTGGAGCAGCTTGCTGCTGTTGCATTTGCTGTATCATTTGAGCAAAACGAGACGCAGCCTGAGTGTCTCCTGCGGCATCTGCGTTACGCAGTGCTTGCATGAGCTGGTTTATGTCCATGCCATGCTCCTATGATTGAGGGTCTTTGTATTTTTGGAAAAGAGCTTCGTCTTCTGGGTTTTTGAATGTAGGTTTTGGCTGTCTGCTATTACCCGAAAAGTCCATTGCACTAGCTGGTGGATATGGATGATTACCCTCACCGTGAATGATGTTGTTGTACACGTGAATGAGATTAATGAGGTTCTCTCGAAGTTCTACTGGGTCACCAGACTGGTCTAGAT